ATTATATGGTGTGCTATTGATGGAGAGAAGAAAGTATTGCGAAGCCTAAAAGCAGGAGTGCAACATAAGCATTTTTTGTTTGTTGGTTTGGGTGTGATGTTAGAGGAAAGCCAAGAAGGGTGACTACTTTAGGGGGAGTTGATAATATCACCCCTCAAGGCTTTCTGATCGGTTAAAGTTCTTGTTTAATTAATTTTACATATAACTCATGATCCTTTCTAGTCATCATGATTTCAACTCTTCGCATATTATCTTTTTTATCATTGCTGAATTTAGCGGTGATTCTTGAAAGTTCTGGGTACTTTCGTTTTAAGTATTTCATGTCTTGCTTCATAGTCTTGCCTTGAATAGTAATATTAATAAATGCAATTGGTCATCTCTTAGACTTCGCAAGTGCTTTGGTATTCGCCTTCTATCTATTTTCATTATTAGTCACCTCTTTATTGTTCATCACACTCAGTTGTTGTAAGTTCTCGTTGATTTTCTGCAAGTTTGCCAATGGTATTAACGCACTTACTAACAACGTGTAATCTTTGTCTTCATATAAAGTATTTATCCAATGATCATTTAAGGTTTCATATTGTTCTATTGCTTCCTCTACCTCGTTAATGGTTTTATTTAATAGTTTGTATTCGTTTTTACTCATTTGTCTTGATCCTCTTTGGTAATTATTAGATATGCTCCATGTAGGCAAAAGACCATGAATGAAAGCACGATTAAAATTTCTATACAGTTAATCATTGTGTTTGCTCCTTGATTAGTTTTGCTTTTTTAAGGTAATCAATCGAAGTACCTCCATCCATTTCATTGGTTAGGTTAAACTGAACAGCATTACCCCATTCATCACAATTAAAATGCTTATTTGGTATATCTAACCTTATCCAAACATGAGTATTATTATCTTTTCTATCTATTGAAAAATTAACCACAGTACCTTTTTGATTAGAAATATCTGTTTCATAACAGGTTACTAATGCAAAAGTTTCATTTGCAAATTTAACCCTATCGCCAATTTTAAGTTTATTAACATTCATCTTCTCACCTCTCTTTGTTCTACTCGTTCCCAAACATCGGAGAATCTGCTCAAGAATAAATACTGCTTTCTATTGTTGTAGTTTCCAACCGCTAACGAATCAAGCACACACATCGGCTCTACATCGGGATTTTCTTTTAAAAAATTCTTATGAATGTCGATCATGTAATTAAGTAAATTAAATTTTTTCATTGTTTAACCCTCCTCCGCTTCTATACTTTCTCTTTCATTATCAACAACCCAATCAATAGAATTGTCATAATGCGCTTTATCTTCTGCATCTTCCCAATCTTTAGCCATTACATAAGATTCATATGAGGTAGTTACTACCTTAGTTATTTTAAATTCTTTTATTGCTTCCATAATTCCCCCTTAGTTAATGATTCTGTAATCACATTGTCTTTAAAATCATTATCTAAAAGTTCTGTAAACATTTGCAGACTGTGTTTCATTCCATCTACATATTCCTTGTTAAAAAAATGCTCTTGGTTTTCTAGAACAAAATCTGACATAGTTTCTGTGTAATTTATAAAATATGCATGTAAGTCTTTATGACTAATATTTATTGTTTTATTCGCGTTACTCATTTTGTTTGCTCCTAGTTTTTTAAAAAATGGTTAATAAGATAAGAGCCATGCCACGCTTTTTTATTGCGTGGCTTCTCTATTAGTTTGATTATTAGTTGTTTAAATGTCATGTTATGCCACCTCACTTAAACAAGCATTAAAACCAATGACAAAATTTAATAATTCGTTTTTATTATTAAATCTTTCAATATCAGTTTCAGCAGTAGAAATTAATCTAATGGTTATGCTATTTTTATCAAAATAAATACTTTCTATATCTGATGGTTTGGTTCTTCTATAACCATTCTTTAAGATGTGTTGAGTAAAATCCCAACATTGAAAAGCCTTATAATATTTATTAATACCCGTTAATGTAAAATGAATATTCTGTTTATTTCTTTTGAATTCTAACTCGTTTCTAAGTTGTATCTCTTCACTTGTTAAACGCTCACAATTGTTTGCCTTTGCGTTTAGTTCTTGCAGTTGTTTTATTTCTTTGTTTGTCATTTTGTTACCTCCTAAAGTAATTAAATTATATGACTTTCACCCAAAAACCCCACATAAGCGGGGTTGATTGGGTTGGGGTTGGTTTACATTGTGTGTTCTAACCTGTCGCAAACAGCGTTAAGCATTTTTAGTTCTTCTTGGTTTTCTATTTGTGTAATTGGATCTACATCTGTATTTTGTTGGATCTTCATTGCTTCAAGATCCAACATATCTAATAAGTATGCTTTTTCTGCTCTAGTTAATGTTATTGTGTCCATGTTTGTTACCTCCTAAAGTAATATAATAGTACGTGACAATACGTATTATATACCTAAACGTACTTATATATCAAACACTTACAGTAAAAAACATAGGGTTTATGTAAAGAATGTTGTAATATAGGGGTTTAAGGAGCAATAAAAAAAATCAGTTATGGAGCAAAAAACACCAAAAAAAGACAATAAATCTCTTAAAAAGGGCGGTAGAAAGAAGATTAATATTGATTTAGAGCAAGTAGAGAACTTAGCATCAAGAGGTCTAGGAACTACCCAGATCGCCCGTGCTTTGGGCGTTTCATGGAATACTATTGATAGAAATAGAAAGCGAAGTGTAGATTTTGAAGATGCTATAAAAAGGGGGAAAGCCCGTGGACTTGCACAAGTTACAAATTCCCTGTTCACTTCCGCCACTGATGGCAATGTTACCGCCCAGATATTTTACTTAAAGAATCAAGATGCGAAGACTTGGAAGGATCGCGTTGAGAATGTCCATGCGACTATCAATCTTAATGATGTTCTAAGCGGTGCAAAAGAAAGACTTGGCAAATATACGGCAAATGAAAACAAGATAACAGAAATAAATCCTTTACCTACAACATCTGTAGACAAGGAAAGACTGGTAATTAATCAGACTGACAAGAAAAAGAAGTAATAATGGCGGTTGTTGCTCCTCCTCATGGCAATAGCATTCAAGGGATCGCCAATAAGTAGAAATTTGTAAGATGCTCCTACAAATACGATGCTTATACCCCCCCTTGATTTTTTCGCACGGGGTATATTACGTGTAACTGTTGCGATAATTTTTTTTAATTTTTTTGAATTTTTTTTGGAGCAAAATATGAAAGAGGCAATACGAGAAATCTTAGCAATACTTAGCATTGGTGCTGTAGGCAACATCGCAATATTTTTAATACTGGTACACATATGAAATACGGAGCAGAACAAGAAAAGGAATTGATGACCGAGATATGGTCGCCCTACATAAAAGATGATCCATACAACTTTGTAAAGTTTATCTTTCCCTGGGGACAGAAGGACACCCCCCTTGAAGACTTTGAAGGCCCTAGGAAGTGGCAAGAAGAAATTTTAAAAAAAATGACAGTCCACATCCAACGTAACCAAGGACGTGTTGATCCCGAAATGTTTAGATTAGCTGTAGCATCAGGTCGTGGTATCGGAAAGTCTGCACTTGTCTCCTGGCTAATACTATGGATGCTATCCACACGACTAGGCTCAACCATTATCGTTACCGCCAACACCGAACAACAGCTCAGATCAAGAACATGGGCAGAGCTAGGTAAGTGGCTAACCCTAGCAATAAACAATCACTGGTACTCTAAGACAGCCACCACGATTAAACCAGAAGGTTGGTTTGAAGAAGCACTCAAAAGAGATCTAAAAATAGACACTGGTTACTACTACGCCCAAGCACAATTATGGAGCGAGGAAAACCCAGACGCGTTTGCAGGTATCCATTCATCATACGGTGTATGTTTAATTATGGATGAAGCATCTGGTATCCCAGCACCCATCTACTCAGTCTCCGAAGGTTTCTTCTCCGAGCCAACTGAAAACCGTTACTGGTTTACCTTCTCCAACCCCAGAAGAAACTCAGGCCCTTTCTACGACAGCTTTACATCTAAACGCAAGTTCTGGAATCTAAAACAAATAGACTCACGAACTGTAGAGGGTACTGACCAAAAACTTTTTCAAACTATGCTAGAGCAGTACGGTGAAGATTCTACCGTTGCAAGAGTAGAGGTACTCGGAGAGTTTCCAAACTCCGATGATGATTCAGTCATACCAATGGAACTTGCTAGAAACGCAATCAACAGAGATGTATCACTAACAGCAAAAGCACCAATCATCTGGGGACTGGACGTAGCACGTTTTGGTGGAGACAACTCAGCACTTTGCGTCCGACAAGGCAACACAGTTTTTGAAATTAACACTTACAAATCTATGGATTTAATGCAATTATGCGGTGCAATTAAAAATAAGTTTGATGATTGCACAGTTATAGAAAGACCAGAAGAAATACTTATTGATGTTATTGGTCTTGGTGCAGGAGTTGTAGATAGACTAGCGGAACAAAATTTACCAGTAAGAGGTATCAACGTATCCGAGTCACCATCGTCAAAGAAAAACTATCTCAACCTACGAGCTGAGTTATGGTTTGCTATTAAGGATTGGTTGGCGCTGCGTAATTGCCGACTTCCTAATGATGATGAGCTTGTATCAGAATTGGCAGCGCCTTCTTACAAATATACATCAACAGGAAAAATAAAAATAGAGTCCAAGGATGAAATGAAAAAAAGAGGAATCAAATCGCCCGACAAAGCAGATGCTCTTGCATTGACCATGGCATCCTCGGCTGCAAGTTTTAGTGGAGGAGAGAACTTTTTAGGGTATAATTTCAAGAAACCATTGACATCAAGAATAATACGAGTGGGATAAAAATTTATGGAATATGATAAAGACGATATAGTTGAACAACTAGACGAACAACAAGAGTCTTATGACGAAGAGAAATTACAAGGCTGTCTTAAATCCGAAATGGATGACGCTAAAGACTTCATTGACCAGATTGGTGAACAACGAGCAGATGCAACAGACTACTATCTAGGCAATCAGCCTGGATCAACATCTTCTCTTCAATCAGAGTTTATATCAACAGACGTTAGAGACAGCGTACTGTTTATGCTTCCCTCCATCATGCGTACCTTTTTTGGTACTAGCAAGATAGTTGAGTTCATACCTAAAGGCCCTGAAGACATACAACTTGCTACACAGCAAACCGATTACATTAACTATGTCATCCAGCAAAAGAATCCTGGATTCAAAGTTTTGTATGATGCTTTTAAAGACGCACTAATCAGAAAAACTGGTTTTGTAAAAGCCTACTGGGATGACAGTATTACTGCATCAACACACGAATACACAAACATTTCTCCAGAAGCCTACCAAGCACTCATACTTGATCCTAACGTAGAGGTAATAAAAGAGTCTGTAGAAATGCAAAGCATGACATTGCAAAACCCTGAAACTGGTGAGCAGATTACACAAGAAACACCAGCCAGTTACGACATTAAAATTAGAAGAATTAAACCTAAAGACCAAGTGGTTATAGAAGCAGTACCACCTGAAGAAGTTTTAATATCAAGAAATGCTAGAGACTTAGAATCATCACCTTACGTTGCACACCGCATGGTAAAAACTGTAAGCGACTTAGTTGCTATGGGTTACAACAAAGAAGACATGGAACAATACGCTGGTTCTGGTGACTCTGTAGATGCAGAAAGTTATGACGAAGAACAAGCAAGAAATCCTTACGCTGATTTTTCTAGCGTAGATAGAACTGACCAAAAAAATGTTCTCTATGTAGAGCATTATATTTTTTATGATTTAGATGGCGATGGTATAGATGAAAGGATTAGGGTATGCACTGTAGGCAATGGGATAAACATTGTTAACGCAACACCTTGGGACGATCTACCTATTACACTCTTCTGTCCCGATCCTGAACCTCACACCTCCATTGGTTCATGTCCTGCGGACTACCTAATGCCTATTCAAGCGGCTAAATCTCAGATAATGAGAGACACCCTTGACAGTCTAGGCCACGCCATCTTCCCGAGAATGGGAATTGTTGAGGGACAAGTTAATATTGACGATGTCCTTAACACCGACATAGGACAACCTATTAGAATGAGAGCGCCAGGAATGGTACAGCCTTTCGCTGTGCCTTTCGTTGGTAAAGAAGCCTTCCCAGTATTGTCTTATCTTGACGAAGCCAAGGAGAACCGCACAGGCGTATCCAAAGCCTCCGCTGGACTAAACGCAGACGCACTTCAGTCTTCTACCGCCCAAGCAGTATCGGCAACTATGTCTGGTGCGCAAGGCAGAGTAGAACTTATTTGCAGACATTTTGCAGACGGAATGAAAGATTTATTTAAACTGGTTAACTCACTTGTTATCAAGCACCAAGAAGGTCAAGATATGATGAGACTGAACAACGAGTTTGTACCTATTGATCCTAGATACTGGGATGCTGACAAAGACTTAGTTATTAATGTTGGTATATCTAAATCATCTGACGAAGAGAAGTTCCAAGTCTTAACAGCCTTATCACAAAAACAAGAACAAATCTTACAAACACTAGGCCCTGACAATCCTTTACTCAATCTACAGCAGTACGCTAACACATTGACCAAAATGATTGAAATGGCTGGTTTCAAAGATGCTAATTCATTTATAAACACAACCGTTCCACCAATGCCACCACAGCAACCGCAAGATCAGAAACCTTCTCCTGAAGAAATGTTAGCTCAAGCAGAAGCAATGAAGGCACAGAACTTAGCACAAAAAGCTATCATTGATGCAGAGACAGACAGAATGAAAATTATCATGGATGACGACAGAAACCGTGATGAACATGAAGCTGATCTAAAAGTAAAAATAGCTGAACTAGAAGCTAAGTATGGTACGCAAGTAAATGTAGCAGAGATCAACGCTATCATGGAAAGAGATAGAGAAGCTATTAGACAAGTAGCAAAGAATCAATCTCAAGGAATGTTTACAAATGGAAACAACCAACCAATCGGATAAGATATACGATTTAGAATTTCTTGATGGAGATTTTATTTATGTTGGTTCGGACATTAAGGCTAAAAATTTAGAAGAAGCTAAAAGAGTCGCAAGAGTGTTTCTACAAATACCACCAGACTCAGAACTAATATCTTGTACGGAGACATTGATACACTAATGAAAAAATATTTAATTAAAACTTGGCAATGGTTAGACAGCTTGATGAAGCCTAAACCAATTATTAAAAAAAGAGGACGACCAAGGAAAAAGAAATAATGGCAATAACCTATAGAGGCGAAAAGTTCGCTGGTTACAACAAACCTAAACGTACCCCTAACCACAAAACAAAGTCACACGCTGTCTTAGCAAAAGT